TTATCAAATGTCCTGTCGCCAGCAACTTTAAACTGTCTTCCTCTGAAAGGAATTTCAATTGAAGCAACATTAGACGCTGGAAGAGCAGCGGTTTTGCATAAAAACTTGGAATCAAGTTGAGCATCTGTATCATTGTTCCAAGATACTAAACCCTGTGGATCTCCAGGAATTTCTCCTGGGAGAACCACTTCAAATAGGTTGGGGCGAGCGCCGCCCCCATTAAGTGACTTTTTAAAAGAAGATAAACTTCTGAATGGAATTGACATTTTATTTTCTCCCTGATGGTTTTGTTAGTTTACGTCAAACAGTTCCTGCGACTTCTTCAAATGCAACTCCAGTTCGTGTTGCGACGAATGTGAGTGTTACATAATTAATTGATTTAGCTGGCTTCAGGAAGATGTCAGCTCTAAACTCATTGTTGTCAATAATGTCTGGAGTGTTATTGGATTCATCACACTTAATTAGATAACCATAAAGACCTCTCTTAGATTGAATATCTCTAAGGAAAGGTTCAACGATGTTTCTAAAGTTTGCTCTCGTAATCTCATCATTCAATTCGAACAGAACTGTTTCTGCAGTTCTTTCAAGTGCTTGCTCAACATAGAGGAACAATCTACGAACATTAATTCTATCAAACGCTGATGCATAACCAAGAGCGGTTTTATCACCAAATAGTAAGATTCCAAATCCAGGCTTATTAACGATTGCGTTAATTCTCTTGGGATAAAGTCTATCTCTTTGTGCTTTATTTGGATTATATGCAAGTTTAATTGAATTATTCAGAATACCTCTTTGCTGTCCAGCAGGTGAGAACCAAGGATAAGCAAAAATTGAAGTTCTTACACAAAGACCAGCAACATCTGCGTTACATGGAATGTAACGGAACTTGTTATTGAATCTATCAAAGGTATACTTATAACCACTATCTAAAATAGCGTATGATGAGGAAGAAATAGGAGCAAAAAACTCAACAATGTTATTGGTAATTTGTTCCGTTGTCAGATATCTTGCTACTGATGGTGCAGAAGGATCTGGATCAGAAACAACGTCATATCTATGTGGAGAAATTACTGCAACGCAATCTTTTCTTGATCCAGCAAGAGAGATTAGTTGATTTGCCTTTGCCTGAGACAAGTACTTGGTTTCAAGTCCAGGTCCCATAATTAAGTAATCAACTTCAACTTCTTCTTTATTCTCAAATAGATTGTAAGAAGTTGTTAAATCTCCAAGCGTTGCTTTAAGACTTCCTGACTTACCATTTTGACCAGTCAGGTAATCAGTACCTCCACTAAGTTCATAAGTAACGTTACCCATTACACTGAAAGTAGCATCTTGAACTGCTAAGTTCCAGAGACCATCTGCTACAGTGTCGTTTACATTCCAATCATCATAGATTGAAGATGTTGCATCAGTTTCAAAGAATGTTTGATAAACTCTTTCTGAGTTTCCATTATCTGAAGGATTGTCTCCAGCATAAACATAAGCAGAGTATTGTGCAAGATACTCTTTCCACCAAACTCTAAGTGATGGATTTACTGAAGAAATTGTATCGATCCCTTTAGAAAGGAATAAATGCTTTTCTAGAATGTTACCTTGAACTCCAGAAATATCTCCGGTGTCATCAACTATAACAATATGAATCGCATCATGTCTTGAGTTTCTATCGTTTGCAAACTGAGTATCAGTTGGTTTTGGTGCAATTGATTTCCATAAAATTGTAGTATTATCAAGTGCCAATGACTGATTGTCATACCAATCAGACACATCATCAGATACTGTTGTAACTGATGTTAAGGCAACACCAACAGAACTCATGAGTTGAACAGTATCTCCATCTTTGATGGAAGTTGCTCTGTTCTTTTCATCATAAGAAATTTTAGTAACAGTGTCGGTAGTAGTATCTACTCTCTCAACAATCTTAACGTCGATAGAATCTTCACTTTGACCTGTTACAATTCCTTTAAGGAAACCAGTAAAGGATGAAGTTGTTCCTACTCCAGGAAGAATTGCATCTACTACTGAAACACTAACACCAAGACCAACTGCAGTTCCGCCAGCGCCAACTGCCTGGAGGACACTTGCACCCAGTTTAATTGTCTGATCTGCTTTATCATCAATAAAACAAACTTTTAAACTATTTGACCAAGAACCAGGATTTTTTGCTGCAAAGACGTAATTTTTACTGTCATCAGACTGATTTGCATTATAGTCATCGAAGTTCTTAATCTTAAGTGCGGCATTGCCTACAACAGAAGAACCTTCTTGGTTATCACTATAAACACCGTTTGTGCTGAAAGTTAGGTCGTATGTCCCAGAACCTCCAAATGCAGTTCCATCGATGATGATGACTTCATCATCAGTAAATCCTGTACCACCCTTAGTGACTGTAACCGCAACATCTGAAGTTGTGATACCAGAAACTACAACTTGGAAAGTTGCATTCTCTCCAGAACCACCATAAGTTACAGTGCCATCTCCACTAGAAATAGTATAAGTACTGGAAACAAAATCTGATGCAGTTGTTCCAATTCCTATACCATCAGCAGAAATAATTTCTCCACTGAGAACTCTCTTAGCATTAGCATTTACAAGGTCATCGCCATCGGTCCTTACAACTTTCATCACTCCACCATAGGAGAGGAATGAAGAAGCACTCATCCAATATTCATATTGTCCGTCAAGACTATTTGGTTTTCCAAAAACATCAAGCAATTCTTGCTCAGTAGTAATATTAATTGGTTCATCTACTGGACCAATTGTGAATGGTCCTGCAATAGCACCAATGTTATCAAGTACATTATCAGCCCTTCCTATAGTTAGGTCAACCTCCCTGGATAATACTCCAGGAGATAATTGAGGAGTCGCCATTTTATTCTCCTTTTTGATCTCTTATTGACTAAATTTATTTATTAAAAAGTAGTATTTCGTAAGAGGAAACTGTGCGTGAACTACCAATCTGGATATTCCCAGTTAAAATTTAAAGATTTTTTCTTTGGTTTATTTTTTCTTGTCTCCATAATTCTTGTTATGGTGCAATTTTTACATTCATAAGAATATGAAGATGCATTATAATTTTTTTTCTTAGTTCTATAGAAACCATCAATTAAATCTTTTGTTTCTCCACATATCCTACAAGTTCTTTCCGTTAAGTAAAGATGCTCTAGATTAAAATGATCATTTATGTCCATCACCGATATTCCCACATGTGCGACATATCTCCATACTCATCAGTGAACCATCTATCTCCATTTTTATCCACAAAACTAGTTTCACTTAATCCATCATCCATAAAACCAAATGGTGCCATGTCTTGTTCAATTTGGTTTTTTTGATCTTCATATAATCTCTTACGAACATCCTGATCAGTAAGTTCTTTAAAATAATCCTGTGAGACTAACCAAGCGTAAATGACTAAACACATTGCTAAGTCATCATTACACCCTTCTTCTGCTTCAAATGAATTGTGTTTTTGAATAAAGGTAGTAAGTTCTGAAATAATCTCATAGTCATTGAAGATAAGTTTATCTTCTTCAATTATCGTCTTGAGATTAAGAGATCCAACTTTCTTAACTGTTTTGGACATCTTGACACCAAGTTGAGTTTTCTTTCCAGAAAAACCTTGACCTACAATTTGACCTGCTCTACCCCTCATGGAACACATAAGAAGATTTTGATATTCTAAGTCGTATTGAAGAATTGATGCTACTTGATCACCAATATCATTAACTTCGCATAGAATAAATGCACTATTATAACTTTTTGCTACTTCATAAATGATGTTTGGAAATAACATCGGTTTTATTTCATTATTCCTATACTTTGCAACTACTCTATGCGGGAATTCTGTGATGTCCACAACAACAAAAGCGGAATAATCTTCACTAACTCCTCTTGCTACATCAACAGTCATTGCATAATCGTGATCTTGTTTAGAGGTTTCATACACATCCAATCCTGCATTTCTTTGGATTGGATTATCGTAAATAAGACTTCTGAGTTTTGATGGTGCAATAAGAGTATCAACAGAACCTAAAAACTCACATTCAAACTCAACTTTAAACTGCGCTTCGGAAGTGTTTGCAATCGTGGTCTCTTTCCATTTGGAATCTCTTCCAGGGACTTCTGACCAATGAACATCAGTTGGAATATATTCATTCTTCCCTTTTTCTGCATCGTGCCAATACCTATAAAAATGGTTCATCCCGTGAGGGGTAGAAACCATGATTACTTTGGTGCTTTTACCAGAAGTAATAGTAGGATAAACAGAGGCAAAGAACGAGTCAGCAATGTGATTTGGGACGAACGCGAATTCGTCGAGAAAGAGGATGTTAAATGACATACCTCGGACAGCACTCGCAGACGTAGAAGCTGCCAATATCTTACTGCCATTTTCTAATTCAATAGAACCTTTATTCCATGATATAATACCCTGTTGCATCCACTTTGGTAAGTTTTCATAAGCAGTTGCAAGTCTTTGTAACAATTCCCTTGCAGTTGCTGCTTTGTTTGCCAGTATACCGATGTTTACGCTATCATTAAAAATAAGATAATGAAGTAAGTAAGATATAACAGTAGTACTTTTTCCCGTTTGACGAGGCATTTTGCAAATATTAAATCTGTTCTCATGAAACCTATTAATGAGTTTCTCTTGGAAATCATAAGGATGGAACTGTGTCAATCCTTCATCTAGAGAAACAATTTTGATATAGTTATTTGCAAAATAAACAGGGTTTTTTCTGCATTCAACAAATTCTTCAATTTGCTCCTGAGTAAACTCAATTGCAGTGTTTGCTTTTTTTAATAATGGATTGCCAAGATATACATCACTCATAATAGATTAATTCATAATTTCTTTTACTAAAATACCTTCACCAAAAACTCCTACTGGATGTGTTCCACTAAAAGTTGCCATTTGTAATTGGATATCAGTTTTTTCACCATATTTAAAAGGAAAATCTCTCTTAATATTCATATTATTAAAAAATGAAACTCCTGCTACTCTCAACTCCACTCCATTAGGTAATACTACAAAGTTTCTAAACTTACCTGCTTTTTGTTGTGATCCATCTGCGGTGAATGCATCAATTCTGTATAAGTAAAATGCACAGTCGGCAGGAGTTGTGTATACTGCTGCCTGATTTCTACCTCTACCGGCATCAATCTGAGCGTATGTTGTAGACCCTTGACCTACTGTAATATTGTTTGTTGCATTTCCTGCAATTGTTATTACTGTGTTAATACGAAAGAATGGTGTAGATGTTGTTGAAATTCCAGTGGCGTCAAGTGCCACAACTTCTTCTGCTTCCACATATCCAGTAGTCAGACCAATAATTTTAATAGAAACACCAGCATCTGCAGCATTACTATTCACATCCATCTGCAATGGGGACGGTGGAAATACATAATCCAAAGTATCTGAGTTTTCCCAAACTGCTCTATAATTTACTGTTTGATTCTCATTAACACCAAAAATATTAACTACCGATGCTCCTCTTACTTTTCCACGAGCAACATCAAGTTTAAATTCTTCACCCCATAAAAAATCTTTTGCCATAATTTACCTTAAAGTTCAGTTTTCCAAGTCAATGCTTCTGGTTGATACCTTTCTATAGATTTAACTCTATAATTCTTATTTGCCTCTATCACTGGATAGATGTTATGAACAATACCACCAGGATACTCATTTTGAATGTGCTCTGCTAGTTCTTCTCTGGAAGGAAGACCCTTATGCTCAGTAGCGAATTGCAATCTATAAATTTTACTTTCCCATACTATATCAGCATAAAAGTTCTCTTCATTTGTGGGTTCTTGTTCTGGTTGTCCATTCATATAAAGATTACCAGAAAAATCCCCAGCAATATTTACACTTTCCGAAAGTGTCTCTGCTTTAGATTCGTTTATAAACTCTTTAAAATTTTTCATATCAGCAGTTCCACGCTCTAAGGGACTTATTGATTCTACTATCTGGATCTCTTGCAGTTTTTTTGGATGTTAATTTCTTTTTCATGCCTTTCATTCTTGCACAGAATGATGCTCTCCTTTTGTTACCTTTCTTTTTAGATGGTGCTTTTAGGTCAGAACCGGGATTTTCTCTTTCATAAGACTTGCGTCCTTTTTCATTAAGACCACCTTTCTTATTCTTACCTGATTTTTTAGTCCAGGCAGCACCTTCCGTTACTTGAAGTAACGGTTGTCCTGGTTCATAGTCGGAAACCATAAAGTTATAAACTCTTGCTCCTGGATAAACCTTATTAATTTCATTCTGTACTTCTGCTTTGTTGGGTACTTTTGTATGAGGGAAGAAAATTCTAATGCTGTAGTATCTTCCTCTCCATCCAAAACTAACTGCAACAATATTTCCAGTTTTTGCTGGAAGTCTTACTGCCTCATCAACTTTAGATAGCAAAGGATCTGGTTTAATAACATCAATTACTTCAATAAAAGTCTTTCCATTTGCGTCTTCAATAGTAGTGTTTTCGCCATAAAGTTTTGGACCTTTTCTTTTATTTTCTGCTGCTGTTTTTTCTCCTGGATTGGAAGTGTTTCTGGCAAGATTTCCAATCTTTGCATCACGCTTTTCTTTATTGTGTGCTTTTGGATCAATAGTAAATGAACCTTCTTTTACGCAACGATTGTAAGTCTTACCAAAGAGTTTTTGAGTTCCTGTTTTTTTATAACCTTTCCAGCACTTCTTACCTTCTTCGTCAAGTTCCACAAATCCATTTGCTTCTAATGCAGCAATTTGTGCAGGACTAAACTCTTCCTTTCTAGTGCTATTACCCCAGTTATCTGCACCTTTCTTACGACACTTAACCAATGCACCAGATGCATAAGCACTTGGCCAAACTTTATAACGTGACTTTACTTTATTATAGCAAGCATCTTTTTTGCCTTCTTCCATTGTTACTGGTTCGGCATTATTGTCCCAATAACTTGCCCCATAAGCACAGTCAGATCTTTTTTCTGCTTTTTTGCATTTTGGACAATAACGGAGTTCTTCTTTTCCTTCAGTTGCCACGTTTTTTGCTTTCCCTTTTCTATCTGGATTTGGGTCTTCAGCATTTTTACGACGGAATGCTGCATCCTCTTCGTCTTTATTTAGGTCTCTTTTCATTTTTGAAGAACCACACTTTGGTTTTGTGGTTTGTCCCGGTTGCTTTGCACAGGGTTTACCTGCATACTTACCACCTAATTGAACCCAACCGGGTGTTCCATCAGAAGACTTACTCTTTCCAAACCAGTCACGAAGAGAAGAATCTCCACTTTTATTCCCTTCATGAATCATTTTTATAAAATAATACCTACAATTATTATTTATTCTTCTTCTTTATTCTGCTTCAGGAGTTTAGATAATTCTGACGTAGAACCTACAAATAAAGCATTAGTGACATTAGTAGGTCCTTTAGATCCCTTATCTTCTTCAAGATCCTTAAGTTTCTTTTGAAGGTCTAATAGCTTATCTGTGGCATCACCAACACTCTTAATAAGTTGCCCAGCAACCTCATATGCACGGGCAGAATCACTCTCTTGTGCAAGTTCTAAAACTCCATCAAGTGCTTCTTGACCTTTTTCGATAATTGAATAAAGATTACCTCTGGTATAGTTGTAATCTTTATCAATATCTACAACAACATCTTTAACCTTATTACCAATAACTTTTGCTTCAACTTCAACGTTTTTTAATTCCACATGCTCATCATACTTTGTATTAAAATCTTCATTTAG